TCATGAGGTCGATGCCCGTTTTAATGCCGTCGATAATGGACTGTAAGACGCTCCATTCACTGCCCGGTTGACCGGGGCTGAACAAGCCGGAAATCCAGTCGGAAAGTTCTTTGAACCACACGCGAAGCGTCTTCACGAATTCAAACGACTTCAACGCGGAACGTGCTTTGTCCATCATTTCGCCGAGCCAATCAGCGACTTGTTCGATGATGTATGAAAGCGACTGCAGGCCGAGAGACACCCATTTAATAACTGATTTCAGCGTGTCCCAACCGCCGCCGGGTTCGGACGGTTCAAACAGAAGGTCAAGCGGAACAATCAGCCGTGCAAGTTCGCCGCCGAGGTCGACAAAATAACCGATCAATTTCAGCGCCGCCGAGACAACGCTTCCAAAAGCCGAAACAAGCGGCTTCACAGCGTCGGCAAGCGGAGAAAACGCGTCCAGAAGATTCTTCCCGATTTCAAGAATTTCTTTGCCGAAATTCTTATAATCCTGCGGCGTCCCTAAAGAAGCCCAGAAGCCTTCAAGCGCAGTCTTGCCACCGTTCGCGTAAGTGATGATTTCATCGAAGATCAATCCGAGCGCGGCAAATGCGGCAATCGGCACTAATAGCGGCTTCATAGCGACTGCAAGCGACGTGACAGCCTTCAATAGCGGGCCGCTCATCGTCGCCGCAATCGTCAAAAGCCCCGCAACGATAAATCCTTGATGCTCGCGGAATGTCTTGATAACTGCGGTCATCGCTTCCGCGATCATACGAATCGGCGGGACAATCACGCGCAGAATGACAGCGGCAAGCGAACGGAAGACCTGTTGCAAGTCAGAAATCGCGTCGTTGAACTTTTGCGTGATTTCAAAGTCTTCTTTTGTGTAAACGCCGAGGGCTTTTTGCCGTGCAATCAGTTCGTCCATAGCAACGCGCCCGGACTGCAAAAGCATGATCGTTCCTTGATCTAATCCAAGGAAACGCGCAAGCCCCGCGAATTTTTGTTTTCCCAGCCGTTCAGACGCGCTCGCCAGTTCGCGTAAAATCTGGAACGTGTCTTTGACTTGCCCGTGTTCGGTTGCGCTGATTCCGAGCTGTTTCAGGATAGGCGCGATGCGGCCTTTACCGCCCATCGCCTGCATTCTTTGAAGCTGGCCGTTCAGACTTTCAAACGCGCCCATGAAGCCCTCAACAGAACCGCCCGCGCGCTTAGCCGCTTCGCCGAACGCCTGCAAGTCTTCCGCACTTGCGCCGATTCTCGCGGCGGTTTTGCCGATCCTGTCGGCTGTCTGCGTGTACGATGAAAAAATCCCCATCGTCCCGAGCGCGGCGGTCAGCGGGGCAATGAACGTATGAAAAATGCCGCGAAACGTCGCGCCAAATTTCGCTTCGATTGCGTTCAATCCGCGTTCTGCTTCACGCGGGGCTTTTTCGCTGAATTCGCGCGTTGAGCGTTCAGCGTCTTCCATGCCCTGTTGATAGTCGCTTGAATCAAGCCCGAGCGTTACTATGAGCGCGTCCACAACGTTTTCAGCCATGCCGTTCACCTCCTCCGCGCTTCCGCGTCACGTTTTGCCGCTTCGCTATAAGCGGCTTCGTTATAGTTATTTACAGCGATGATCTCATACATATCCAGTGCGTCACCCATGCTGTAAACTGTTTGCAATTCAATAAGTGACGCATACCGCCGCGCGATAATCGCCGCCGTGATATGCGTCACGTTTTCATAGCCTATTAAGCCTGCTACTTGTGCAACTCTATCTTCGGGGAGCGGGGGGATTCTGAGCGGCTTTCTGTTCCGAAAAAATCGAGACACACTTTCGCGGCCTCGCCATAAAGCGCGAACAGTGTTCGCACGTCGGAAATGTAATCGTCGACCGTCTCAGGTGTAACGGCTTCCTCGGCTTTACCCACGACGCGCGTGCAAGCGCGCAGAAGGTCGTCGAGAAGACTCTGAACGTCATCAAGCGCGATGTTTTTGCAAAACGACTGAAAGTTATTGCGAATGAAAATCACAGCCGCCCGCAAGTCTGCGCCGTCCGGCAATTCCGCGCCAGCCGTGCCGAGTGCTTTCAGCGCGCGCATAATCCAGCGCCCCGTTTCCGTCGCGCTCATTTCGCGAATCTTGAACGTCAGTTTGTTTCCGCGATCATCAAGCGTGACAGTCTTTTCGTGCCTCATATCTGTTTACCCCCTGAATAAAAAAGCGAGCGCCTAGTTATAGGCGCTGCGCTCGTACTTTTCAAAATGGAACGTCCACGCCGTCGGCTCCATGACGCGGGCCGCCGTCGAAGTAACTGCGCCATTCTGCATGACGCCTTCGCTCCAAATGATCTGCTCGCCGATTGACGGAATGATAGCGGTGATCGAAATCTTGTAAAGCCGCTGATTCGTGATCATCGCTTTCTGAATCGTCTGCATGTAGCGGCGCGAAGGCGAAGACGCTTCCAATTGGATTGTCATGGTCTTAATATTCGGCACATAACCGGCGGCCATGTGACCATCAACGCCCATGCGCGTTTCAGCGACTTGCAGCGCGTCAGCGGCCCAAGCCTGATTCGTGCTGAACATTTGAAGCTCAACACCCGACGGGTAAAGCTCCTCACAAGTCAGAATCAGTTTCGCATTCGCGGAAGTAATGTCAGTCAACATAGAGCTTCACCTCCTAGAGAATCGCGGTGCTGGCGATTTCAAGCCTGTTCACGCCGCCGCCGTAGGTGTACCACAGCGAGATCGTCGGGCTTTCGCGATTGACGCGCACGGACGCGCCGGGATCGTCGATGCGAATAACAAAGCCGTTCGTGAACAGTTCTTCGCTAATGTCTACGCCCGCTTCCTGAATGAGCTGCGCCTTCTGCGATTCGCTCAGCGTCACGCCAGCGTCAATCGTGCCGTTACGGAGCGCACGGTTCACAGGGTCGACAAGCCAAGCGCGAATAAGCGCATAGCCTGCGTCGTTATACGGCACGCGACCGCTCGCGGCGAGGCCAGCCATGCAACTCACCTGAATCACGTTCTTAAGCCAAATCGCGTTGATATAGGGGTCAATGTATCCATACTGCCCGAACATCACGCCGGGGAAGAACAGATAGAAGTTATCGTTGCGCGTCGCGTAATTGCCATAGAACGACCAGTTATTTTTAATCAGCGCCTGCGCCGTCTGGCCGTCGGTGACGTTCGGCGCGAGGCCGCTCTGTCCCTTGTGCGCGAAGTTGATCACGCCGTTGATGCGATCCCAATCGATAGAAGCCGCCGCGCCCATAACGAAAGCGGCGTAAGCATAAGAACCGTACACGCCAGCCGTCGCCGCCGCGTTCGCCGCCGTCAGCTGAGCGGCAATCGAGGAAACGCTGTTCGGGTCGAGCAGTTCCGCATCGGTCGACCAAGGCACATACAGATAGTCGACACCCATGCCAGCCGCCCACGCCGCAAGCGCGAGAATTTCGCTATCCGTCGGCGTGTAAATGCTGGTGAACGTCACCCAGTTATCGGAGAACGTGCGCACAGCCGCCATATTCTCAGCGACGCTCATCGCCGCAACGCCGGGCGAAACGATCGCGCCCGCCGCCTGAGTCAGATTGAGCAGGGCAGAAAGGTCAGTTCCCGAAGCCGGAGCCGTCGCGAACGAGACGGAAGAAGTTGCGCCGACGGTGTTGCTCGTGATCTGGAACGCGCCCGTGAAGCTGGAATACGTCACAGTCGCGGCAGACGAAAACGCGGTCGTCAGCGTAGCCGCAACGTCAGAGAACGACGTGTCCGCGCTGAAATCGACGCTGGACAGCGAAACAGTCGTGCCGTCAATGTCGATGTCCATAGCGCCATCGGTGACGGCCTGAAGGGCAGCGAGCGTCGCAGTGTTTTTACCGCCGCGAAGCCAGCCCGCCGCGTCCGAAAGCACGCGAGGCGCAACCATCAGGAAACGCGGCTTTTTAAAGCTGTTATCGCCGACCGCATCAGCAGACGTGAACTGGAAGGCATAATCAGTGAGCGGGATCAGCGCGTTCGTGGTCAGCAACAGCCCGTTCATCACGAGGTCAGTCCCGCCAGCCGCAATCAGTCGCGGCGTTACGTTCACGATCTGAGAAGCAGGAATAGCCATGAAAATCACCTCTCAACAAAAAAATAACGCCGCTCTAATCAAGCGGCGGGAATACAACGTCAACATTCTTCAGTTCGAGCGTTGTCGCCTCAAACCACGGCAAGCCTTGTGAAATCTGCGCCCAGAATGACAGGTGAAGTTCCGTCATGAAGCGCCAGACATACTGCTCCGCGTCAAGCGGGCCGGTCAAGTCGCGCACGTCGGAAGCATATAAACACGAAATATTCCGCGCGTTGAAAAACTGGACGGCTGAATAACTTCTCGCGATTGTTTCGACCGCCTGCGCGCGTTGCATTGCCGTCATTGCGTCGTGACTATAACAATCCACCTGCATGACGAATTCAATCAGCGTTTGAGTCGTGAGCGCGCCGTCTTGCCCCGGCTGAACAGCCGACGCGTCGAACGTCTCAATATTCGTTCCGTGACG